ATGATTGGCAATGCAGCGGCCAAGGCGGCAATATTTGCCTCAAGCGACTTGATGGCGATTATGATGGGTGATGAATATGCTTTGGGTAAACTAGAGGGTGTGGCGGAGACTGTGCATGGGCCGACACCGGATACTAAGATTGGTACTTGGCAGTCGTTAGGTCTTCCAGGCAACATTATTCTACTCAGCGCGAGAATCGGTTCCATTACCGCCGCAACAGTAGATAACTACTTCAAAGGGGATACACAGCCTTCGGCTACATTCGCTTGCCCTGGAACACATGGAGCTAGTAACTATCCGGTTATCAATTTGCCGTACACCAATATTCAATGGGATATTAATTCAATAGCCGCAACAGCAGCCGCGCGAGTAACAGTCACCTACGTGGACTTTAACTAGAGCTTTCTGAACTACCGGACTCGACTGTGAGTTCGTCTTGGCCCCTGGCGCTATGCAAATAGCTTAGGGGCTTTTCTTTTTGTGAGTCCTATCCACCACGCGTCGACCTCTAGAAATTCCGCAACATCCACAGAGTTTATCTCTTCGAACCCCGAGCTTACATTCTTTGTCGCTTTGCACTACTATAAGTAAATAAGTAATAAGTGACTAATTAACGAAAGCAATCAACAAGCGACCCAATATAAATGCAGTATTTCGGATCAGATTTGGAGTTTATCGATTATGAGGAGATTCGTCTTCGCCACATTTCCAACGCTTCTTCTAAAAAAGAGCCTGATCTATTTAATAAAAAGTGGTGGGATTATCGCTTCGATCATCCGACGCAATCATCCTACTATTTTGCTGAGTGCTACCGCCAAGCAATTAAATTTAGCATAAGAAGACTATCAGATGTGACGGAGGGCGATGTTAATTACGGCATAAAGAATTTTGATTTCTTTAAAATCTCCAAGACTTTCGCCACAGGTATTTGGCGAGCACGTCAGACCGCAGATGAGCACGGCATTCCTTATCCATTCTTTTGCACGACAGGCATGATCTACGCTGAAAAAAGCCTGTGGACCTACGCGCCTAGACCGCAGCAATTGTACTCAACCAAGTTGGACCCTGAGTACGCGCACTTCAAACAATCCATGCTTGATTACATTATCACCAAGTGGAAAGAATCCAACTTCGGCGGCGCTATGTGCGCCAGCCACGAGTCTTATCGGGTCAGCAACTACGTCAAAAATCCACACCAAGTAAGTCACCTTAAATTTATAGAAGGCCAAATTAAGCAATCAAATAATAAGGCAATGGTGATAGCAGAAATGCTCTTCGTCAAAAAAGTAGTAAAGCTGTCTACCCTGCGAAAAATGCTAGGGGAGAAGGGCGGCTCATTTATAAATCGGGCTCTTGAAATGGAGTCTCTAATGGAGAAACGGCATGAGTGAAAAACAAGTTAGAAAAAGAAATCAGCCAGCGGTAGGGCATGAGGTGCCGCTGTCTTCGTTCATCAGGCATGAAAAGAGCATCGAACTCTTTTTGGAGGGAGGCGAGGTTGTCTCGGGTAAAATTAAAGGCTTCGATAAATTTTCAATAACTGTCTATGAGTATCAAATCAAAGAGCGAGATGGAACCATTATTCTTCACTCTCAAAACGCAAGGACTTTCTTTAAGCACACCATCAGCTCTTTCGCGGAGCTTTGCTCTTGAGCGCGGTTGTCACTAAGTTTGAGTTCGACGCACCTTTCCAATCCAAAATCGCTGCGCTGGCGATCAGAGATAAAAACTTCTTTAGAAGGTGCGACGGTTTAGTTAAGTCTGAATACTTCGACACATTGACCGAAGAAATCATCGTGCGTATGTCTAACGACTATTACACGAAGTATAGATCGATGCCCGAGAGCAAGTCGGTTTGGAAAGAAATGATTCGAGACCTCGTCAAGTCCAAAGCTATGCGAGTGGATACGGCCAAAGACTTGGCCGCTAAGCTGACCGAACTGTACACGCTGCCAGTATCGGACAGGGAATTTGTTCTTGATAAGGTCTCCGAATTTGCGAAGCATCAGGCTGTCCAGGAGGCTTATTTAGCAGGCATAGACCTTGTTGAGAATGGCGAGTTCGACGAGGCGCAAAGTCTTATGGAGGCGGCGTTCAGAGTCGGGTCGCAGGACTCTTTTGAGGATATCAATTACTGGGATAAAGATCAGACTGCCGCCCGAGCCGATATTCGCGAGAAGGTCGCAAAGGGCCTTATTCCGAAATTGGGAATCAAAACCGGCATTAAAAAGTTGGACGCTCTGTTACATCACGGAGGTTGGGGTAGAGCAGAGCTGTCGTCATTACTTGGGGGTGCGAAAAAAGGCAAGAGTATGGGTCTAGGCTTCTTTGCCGGCCGATCCTCACTGCTGGGCTACAACGTGCTTTACATGACGTTAGAAGTCTCCACCGCGATTATCGCAGACAGAACCGATGCCTTTCTCTCTGATACCGAAATGAATCAGCTGGGTCTAAATGCCAAAGACGTTGTTGCCAGTCTAGCAGGCTATCGCACACAACCTGTGACGCCGGGTGAGCTTCGAATGATTGGCTACCCAAGTGGAACGCTAACGTGCAATCAGATACGGCGAGTCATTGAGAGCTACAAGGCTCAGGGCATCGTCTTCGATATGTTGGTTGTCGATTACGCCGACATTATGGCGCCAGACAATTACACGAAAGACCCTATCGAGAATAGCAAGCAAGTCTGGTTGGGCTTGAGAGCAATCGCTCACGAGGAAAACCTGGCCGCGCTGACTGCGACTCAGACCAACAGAGAGGGCCACAAAGAAACCACCGCCAAGATGGAGCACGCTTCAGAGGATTTCAACAAGGGTCGGATTGCCGATTTGATGATCAGTATTAATTCCACCGAAGAGGAGAGAGCGGCGGGCGAGGCCAGATTGTTCTTCGCAGGAAGCAGGAACCAGGCGGGTGAGTTTGCAATGAAGATCACGCAAAACATGTCCAAGATGCAGTTCATCACCGGGATTACATCGGTTTGATCCCAACTGACTCATTCGACCTAGCCAAGACTCTAGCGAGAATTGATATCGAGGACTTCTGTGACGTGAATTCGGTCGATTATCGAATGTCCACAGGGTCCAGCGGTCGTCAAATCAATGTGAAAGAGTGCCCTCGATGCGGCGGTTCGGAGTGGAAGGTGTTCTTGAATGCGGACAGCGGTCTGGGCAATTGCTTTCACGGGACCTGCGTTGGTGAACCTGGCTTCAACCTCTTCAGCTTTGCCAGAGCCTATCTAGGGCTTTCAGCCAAAGAGACGGTTGAATTCTTCAAGACTTTCGCCAAAAAGCGCAGGTGGATTTTGGGAAAGGGAGCTAAATCACCTAGCGTGAAACAGGTTCATGTGGATCTCAAGCTACCCGAGTCCGCACCTATCACACCCAGCAATCGAGTGCCTTATCTTGAGAGCAGAGGTTTCGGCCCCGAGATAGCCGAGTATTTCGACTGGCGATTTTGTCAGGAGGGAGCCTTCAAGTATATCAGGGAGGATGGCAAGGAAGGACTGCAGCCGTATAGCCAGCGAGTCATCATTCCGATTTTCGACATAGACGGCAAGCCGGTCACCTTTCAAGGGAGAGATGTGACGGGCAAGGCCCTGAAAAAGTACCTCTTCCCACCTGGTCTTCCGGGCACAGGTAGATTCCTTTATAACGCACACAAGGCTGTGGGTATCGCCAACGTCATCATGAATGAGGGCGTCACAGATGTGGCAGCAACTCACATGGCCTTTCTTCAAGATGACGATGTTGCCGCCATTGGTAGCTTCGGAAAGTCTCTATCCGGCAGGCCATCAATAGAGAGCGCGGGTCAAGACCAGCTTGAGCAGCTTCTAAGACTGAGAGACAAGGGTATGAAGCGCCTTGTGATCATGTGGGATGGGGAAGCTGCGACTATCAATAGCATGTGCAAGACAGCAACAGAGCTTGTGTCAGCAGGTCTGAGCGTCTTTATTGCTTTGCTGCCCGTTGATAAAGACCCCGCTGAAGTCTCCCCAGAAGATGTCAGAGCAGCTTACGTGACGTCCATCGAAGCAACCAAATCTAATCTCGTAAAAATTCGACTGACCAGAGGCCGAACTTAACTGCCCTGCATTCAGATTTTACAATGAGTGACTGAAAAACGAGATAACTATGGCAACAGCAAGCAAATCATTTACACCTTATAACGCCTATACATTTGAGTGCGAACCGCAGAAGCGACAGGTCAGCTACAAACTGTGCCTGAACATTCTTCAGACTCATGATGAGGGCAATCTAACAGGGGCAAAACCCTGCCAAGCGTGCATCAAAGCCAAGACCTGTGGCGCGATGAGCATGAGAATGTTGGAACGAGGCGGCGACTCAAGTCTGTTCTACGAAGAAAGCCCGCTAAAAAAGATCCACGAAGCACTAGACGCACCTCACAAAAAACCAAAATCGCTGTATTCAGGCAGCAAAAAATCAGCCTCTTACTTAAGAGGGCTGCATGGGCCAGAAGCGGTTGAAAAGTCAACGCCAAAGAAAGTGCCAGCTCTCAAAAAGAACTTAGTAAAGCCACCTTTGCAGATGGCTAAGCAGAGCAAGTCGGCTCCTTTAAAAGGGGAGTCAATAGTCCAGTTTATTAATCGTTTAAAAGAGGAAAACAGATGAATCAGATTTTGCATTCAGACCAAGCGCTTGACGCATTAGCGGAGGTCGCTCTCGCGTCAGGCAACGCGAAGCAATTGCTAATCAATGAGTATATGAATCACGATATGTTCAAGCAGGTGTGCGCTCGCTCATTAGATCCATTCGTAACTTACGGCATTAAAAAGGTGCCCGAAGTTGTCGGTGAAAATTCGCTCAAGTTGATAGGGTTGGAAGAGTATAAATTGCTTGACAATTTGGCTAATCGATCCTTGACGGGCAACGCAGCCAAAACTGAAATCGAAAAGTCACTAAAAGGTCTTAGCCCCAAGTCAGCTGAGCTCCTCACTATGATTATCAAGAAGGACTTAAAGGCCGGCTTCTCTGCTAAGGCGATCAACAAGGCCAAGCCTGGAACCATCTTCACCTTTGAGTGTATGTTGGCTCACAAATTCGAAGAGAAACGAATCACCTATCCAATAGCAGTCGAGCCAAAGTACGACGGCGTGCGCTGTGTCGCGATTTACAAAGACAAAGAGGTTAAATTCTTCAGTCGAACAGGCAAAGAGTATCTCAACTACGGTCACATCGGCTGTGAAATTGCGGACTTGCTGATGGACGCCGGCATTACAGAGGACTGGGTCTTTGATGGTGAGGCAATGGCTGAGACATTTGGTGAAACAG